TACTTTCTGTCTATCGCAATTGGGACGAAAGCGATCCGAAGAAGAACAAGCTGATCTGGTTCTCGGCATACAACTATGTTCCTGGTATGGGCGCATACGGCTACGGCTTGATCCACCTTATCGGTGGAAACGCCAAAGCCTCTACCGCTATTTTGCGCCAGCTAATTGATTCTGGCACCCTGGCAAATCTTCCTGGCGGCTTGAAAGCAAAGGGGATGCGTGTTGCTGGAGACGACTCTCCAATTCAACCTGGGGAGTGGCGAGATGTAGACGTTGCGAATGGTGACATCGCTCGTTCGCTCTATCCCCTCCCGTACAAAGAACCTTCGCAGACTCTGTTCCAACTCTTGGGGAATGTCGTCGAAGATGGTCGCAGGTTGGCATCTATTGCTGATGCTGAGATTGGAGATGTTAATTCTCAGGCTCCAGTAGGGACAACGCTGGCAATTATGGAACGGGCGCTCAAGGTAATGAGCGCAATCCAGGCGAGGCTACACGCTTCCCTGCAAGACGAGTTTTCTATTCTGGTCCGGGTAATCCGCGATAGCGGATCGGATCGTTACAAGATTGATTTCGGAAAGATGGACGGGAGCAAACGCGATGACTTTAGTGATCGCATCGACGTTATCCCTGTATCTGATCCGAATGCGGCTACGATGTCGCAGCGGGTTATGCAGTATCAGGCTGCAATCCAGCTTGCTGCTCAAGCGCCGCAATTCTACGACCTGCCTGAGTTGCATCGGAAGATGCTGGAAGTCCTTGGCATTAAGGACGTTAAGAAGATTATTCCAGAGAAGATAGACGCCCCTCTACTCGACCCGCTCTCTGAGAATATCAACCTCACCAACATGAAGCCTGCAAAGGCTTATCAGGTGCAGGATCATGAGTCGCACATCAAAGCGCATATGGCGTATGTGCAATCTCCGTCCGTCCAACAACAGCTAGGACAGAATCCTCAGGCAAACGCAATCTTCGCTGCATTCATGGCGCATATCGCAGAACACGTTGGGTTTGCATATCGCGCCCAGATTGAACAGAAGCTCGGTATACCGCTTCCCGCGCCGGGAGAACCTATGCCTGGGGACATTGAATCGAACCTCAGCAAGGCCATTGCAGACGCATCTACGATGCTTCTACAGCAGGCGCAAGCGCAACAGCAGCAGCAACAGTTTCAGCAGCAAGCTCAAGATCCTGTTATGCAGCTTCAGCAGGCTGAGTTGCAGATCAAACAGGCTGAACTCCAGCAGAAAGCGCAAGAATCGCAGCAGAAAGCACAGTTGGAGATGGTCAAGAACCAGACGAAAGCGCAATTGGAGACGGCACGGATCCAGTCTCAAGCGCAAATGGCACAGCAAACCGCCGCAGTAAAGGCGCAACAGGTACAAAGCGAACTGGCGCTAGACAATCAGCGCCTGCAACTAGAAATTGAACGTCTCCAGAAGGATCGGCAGGAGTCCGAAGCCCGTATTCAGGCTGAGATGCAGCGCATTCAGACCGAAAACGACATGGCAAAGGCCAAGATTGCTGAGATTCTGGCTCGAATGGATGCTATGGGAGGGTCGGTTGGACCTGAAGTCTAAGTTTTTCCATCGAGTAGACGAACTTTCAGAGACGATTACCACCCATCTCGTCTCTGGCTCCTGCGCTGACTACGCAGAGTACAAGATGATGGTTGGCAAACTCGCTGGACTCCAGCAAATGCGCCAAGAGTTTCTAGAAACATGGAAACAAATGGTGCAAGAAGATGATGGAGACTGACGCAAACGCTGTTTAGCGCAAGGAATAGACAAAAAACAACAATGAATACACTACCAACTCCAGTTGGCTACAAAATCTTGGTGAAAATGCGAAAGGTTGTAGAGGAAAAGACGAAGTCTGGCCTCTATATCCCCGATCAAGCCAAGCAAGACGAGAACACTGCGTCTCTAATCGCTGAAGTATTGGCGCTTGGGACGGATGCTTACAAAGATCCGATCAAATATCCTAACGGGGCTTGGTGTTCCGTGGGCGATCACATCATTCTTCGCAGTTATTCCGGTACTCGCATTAAAATTGATGGAGAAGAGTACCGTCTCATCAACGACGACACGCCTGAGGCTGTTGTTCCTGATCCTGACAAGGTAGAGAGGGTCTAATGCTAGAAGAACGCATCGAATCTGATCTCGTTGTCCCTGGGCAGGAAGCAGAAGAGCGTGAGCCTGTCGCGGTAGAGGAAGATCTAGAGATTGAGGTAGTCGATGACACCCCTCCTGAGGATCGTCGTCCTCCTCGCAACGAAACAAGCGAACCGCAAGCGGCTGCTAGCGACGACGAAGAACTTAAGAACTATTCGGAAAGCGTACAAAAACGCATCAAGCGTCTAAAGTACGAGTTCCACGAAGAGCGCCGACAGAAAGAACGCGCCGCACGGGAAGCGCAAGAGGCATTGACGTATGCTTCTTCTCTTCAGCAGCAGATCGAGCAGTATCGCAGGAACTCTGAGGAAAACCAACGGGCGTTGATTCAAGTTTCTGCCAAGCAGAAGGGTTCAGACCTGGACGCCGCTAAACGGCTTCTTAAAGAAGCCTACGAGGCTGGTGATACGGACAAGATGGCAGCAGCACAGGAAGCCATCGCGGTACTTGCTAATGAAAAGCGAGTGCTGGAGTCCTATACACCACCATCTACGTCAAGTGTAAGCTATCTACAACCACAGGACACACAGCCTGTTGCGGCTCAACCTGCACAACCTCGGGTATCCGCTAAAGCTGTCCTCTGGAAAGAGGCAAATCCTTGGTTCGGCAGCGATATGGCTCTTACTGGTTACGCCATTGATGTTCACTCTAAGTTGGTGAACGCTGGAGTAGATCCTGAGAGCGACCAGTACTACGAAGCTATCGACAAGGCCGTGTATCAATTTCACCAAAACATCTCTGGTACGCAAGCTACAAGCCAAGCACCAGCACCAACACAAAACAAAGCCAAAAACGGAGTAGTCATTAGTTCGTCTAGAACGCCTAATGGACAGACCCGCACTAAAGTCCAGCTTACAGAGTCGGCTTTAGCTGTAGCCAAACGCCTGGGGATTACTCCTCAGCAGTACGCGAAAGAACTACTGAAACAGCAAAAGGAGATGCAGTAATGAAGCCGAATCGTGAAATGGAAACCCGCGAAGCAGAATCGCGCATTGAATCTTGGAAGCCGCCCTCGTTGTTGCCCGATCCTGCCCCCAGCCCTGATTGGGCTTTCCGGTGGGTACGGAAGTCGATTCGTGGTGAAGCCGATCCCTCTAATGTGTCCATGCGCCTTCGCGAAGGTTGGACTGTAGCACGGGCCGAAGATCACCCTGAGATTATGGCTGACATTATCTTGAACGAGTCGAAGAATGGCACTATCGAGATCGGTGGCCTCATTCTATGTAAAACGGCACGGCATATGGTTGAACAGCGCAATCGTTACTACGAGCAGATGACAGCCAAACAAGCCGATGCGGTAAACAACAACCTAATGAAGGAACAGGACAGCCGGATGCCTCTCTTCAGAGAATCCAAAACAACTGTTACCTTCGGAACAGGAAATTAGAGGATAACAATGGCTTCTACCGCTACTCCCTACGGCCTCGTTCCCTTTGAGTTGGCTGGCGCTGCTCTCCGTGGCGCTGCTCGGAAATTCCCGATTGGTGCTGATAACACCAATGCCATCTACTTTGGGTCCCCGGTCAGTTTGAACTCTGGCGTCATCACTGTGTGTGGCGCTACCCCTACCACCACTCGTAACGGAAATACTCCGGTTGGCATCTTTGTCGGCTGCGAGTATGTTGATGCTACGGGCCGTCCCACCTGGGCGCAGTACCTTCCGGCTTCTGCTACCACGGCTGGCCTCACCAAGATCTATGTGTACGTTGTTGACGATCCTCGGGTTGTCTTCAGGGTTCAGGGCAACGGCACCGTTGCCACCACGGATCTTGGCAAGAATGCTCCTTTGACTGCGGTCACTTCTGGTTCGACGGTTAGCGGCAACTCGACGGCTTCTTTGCTTGCCGCTTCGATTGCTACCACGAACACACTGGCTGTTAAGATCATCGGCTTTGTAGACTCGGTCTACTCTCAGCCGGGGGATGCTTATACCGATTGCCTTTGCATCTGGAACCAGGGCGTCCACGCCTACCAGAACGCTACGGGCGCGTAATCTAAGGGACAAGGAAAGGAGAATCAATCATGGCTATTACTCGTTCACAGATGTTGAAAGAGTTGGTTCCCGGCCTGAACGCCTTGTTCGGTTTGGAATACGCTCGGTACGGTGAAGAGCATAAAGAGATCTTCGAGATCACCTCTTCGGAACGTGCGTTTGAAGAAGAAGTGAAGCTGTCGGGTTTCGGCACTGCTCCGGTTAAGTCGGAAGGTGGTTCGATTGCCTACGACAACGCGCAGGAAGCCTACACCTCGCGCTATACCCACGAAACGATTGCTCTCGGCTTTGCGGTTACCGAAGAGGCGATGGAAGACAACCTGTATGTCGCCGTTGCCCAGCGGTATACGAAGGCTCTGGCTCGTGCGTTTGCGAACACCAAGCAGGTTAAGGGTGCGAATGTCCTGAACAACGGGTTCAACGCTTCCTACACTGGTGGTGACGGCAAGCGGCTGTTTGCTACCGATCACCCGCTCATCACGGGTGGCTCAAACTCCAACCGTCCTACGACTGGCGCTGACCTCAACGAGACTTCGCTTGAGGCTGCGATCATCCAGATCGCTGGGTGGACGGACGAGCGTGGTTTGCTGATTGCTGCCAAGCCGCGCAAGCTGGTTGTCCCGCCTGCTCTGATGTTCGTTGCGGAGCGCCTGTTGAAGTCGGTTCTTCGGACCAACACTGCCGACAACGACATCAACGCGATCTACAACCTGTCCTCGGTGCCGGAAGGCTATGCGGTCAACCACTATCTGACGGACACCAATGCTTGGTTCCTGAAGACGGACGTGCCGAATGGCCTGAAGATGTTCGAGCGCGTCAACCTCAAGACCTCGGCTGAAGGTGACTTCGAGACGGGCAATATGCGGTACAAGGGACGCGAGCGTTACAGCTTCGGGTGGTCTGATCCGCTGGGTATGTATGGTAGCCCCGGTGCTTCCTAGTACTCTGTAAACAAAATAGGGGGAGAGC